GTGCATTTTAAGTGCACGTACATTTTGTCACATGGTCAGGATTGACCAGTTTCTTCTTTTCAGAAGTAAAATGATTTTTAAGTCTCTAAGTAATTGAGCAGATTTTTGTTCTAAGTAATTGAACAGATTCTTCTTTTCAGAAGTAAAATGATTTTTATTTAAGTCTCTAAGTAATTGAGCAGATTTTCGTTCTAAGTAATTGAACAGATTCTTCTTCTCAGAAGTAAAACAATTTTTATTTAAGTCTCTAAGTAATTGAGCAGATTTTCGTTCTAAGTGATTGAACAGATTCTTCTTCCCGGAAGTAAAACGATTTTCAAGTCTCTAAGCAAGTGAGCAGATTTTAGTTCTAAGTAATTGAACAGATTCTTCTTTTCAGAAGTAAAATGATTGTTCTAAATAATTGAACAGATTCTTTCGATAAAAGTAAAATATCATTTTAGGAGTAAGAGTTAAAGACTGAATACAATGAACGGAAATTGGAGGATATATATAATGATATATGTCTAATGGCGAAATCCAATTTTACGTCGCGTATATTTAGGTTAATTTGAAGTTATATAATGTAACACAATGTCATAGGTTGAGTGTTTCATATATATAACTTAATTGAGGTGAGGCGAGAATATATGATAGTAAATTAAATGGGCCAAGAGTTCTTTGGATTAATTTATTAAATGATTATGTTTTCAGAATCACAACGCTGAGTAAAGCCCTTTGGGCGTTGACCACTAGCGCATAGTGGGACCATCTGCTCACCCAGGTTTTAAGGTGACTTCAGAATACGCTCACAATATTTTGTGTAGACATACGTCCGTGGACTTTCTGTCGTAGATAATCTCGTGGGATCAAATTATGACTTACAATTCACTTAAATTTTTAACGCAGAATGTGGTAAATGGCTCTATGGAAGAGCATTTACGTGGTTTTTTTTGTCAAGTGCAATTGGCATTTACAGTGCCAATATACACGGATTTGAACAATGCTGAAATGTGTGTTCATGGTATCAGATATGATACACAGTTTTTATATGAAGAAGATCAATGTAATTGTCTGGAGAGGATGATAGAAGATGTGCATATAATGCAGATTTTCAGATCAGAAAATAATCCAAAAGTTTGGATGAAATTGGTAAAGGAATATGGAAATAAATATGTTAATAGTGATATCTATGTAACACCCTTGTTCTATTTGAGATATCAACCATATTTTGAGAAATTTCGTCGAGTTTCATCGGTTAAAGAATGGGATGACCTACATGATATGGATCTGTTAAAATTGTGCGGAGACGTTGAATCAAATCCGGGACCTTTTAAAAATGCATTGAGCTGTCGGATGCGAATTGAAGCTTTGCAGAGAGCAAGACAACGTCGTTCAGAAAAAGAGAAAACCATTCGTAAGAATGAACGTATTCTTAAAAAAGAAATGCGCCGTCGCTTTCAGGTTGGAGATTTTACTAATGCTACTCAAAAGTATATAACTATGTCAACTATGAAAACAGCCCTCTATGGAGCTCTTGCTACCGTTTCACCTAATTTAGCAACAGGAGCTGCTATAGCAATAGAAGCTCCAAAAGTTGGAGCTGTTTTGGATAATATCAAGGACTTGACAAATAAGGTAAATCAATCAGTTCCAGATATTTTGAATAAGACAGAGGGATTCATGGACATGGCCTCACACACTATGTCTATGCTGATGTCAATGACAGATCAGATTAAAAGATCAATGAAAAGTTTGTATGATAAATTTTTTGAACGTAGCATTACACCATTACAAGTTATTGGTACATTTTTAGGTGTGTGTGTTTTATTTTCTTTGCCAAAGAAATACTTGATACTTCCAATCATAGCTTTTGTTCTTTATTATTTTAAATGGCCAAAGTTGGTTGTAGATAAAATTCTTTCCTTTTTTAATATTCCACAATTACAATCTGGAATTGCTAATGTTACATCTGAGTTGCTTGGAAAAATATTGTTTACTTTGTTGGCATTTTTCGGGATATCTTGTATTCCAACTGATAAATTTTATGACAGTATGCTTCGTCGGTTGGATTTAATTCCAAAAGCATTAAATGGAGCCAATGATATCTGGACTAAGGCTGGTTCGGTGTTTGATGCATGCTTCACTTCTTTTAAAGATTTTGTTGGATGGAAAGAAGATCCCAAAAATTATGATGATTTAACAGTTGCAGAGAAAATTGAACAGTGGTGTATTAGGGTTAATGAATTGAGAACACCAGACAATTTGTTGAAGTTAGCGAAAGATAAAGCTACTGTTGAAGAAGTTAAATTATTGTATTCACAAATGTCACAGTGGACTTGTATACCAACTATATGGAAATCTCTACCACTTGAATGTAGATCAGTTCTCATCAATATGAAACCCATAATGAATGAACTATATGCTAAAATGTGTGGTTCTACGGTACATGAAGGAGGAGTGAGGAAAAAACCCTTGTGTATATATCTTTCTGGTGAATCAGGATGTGGAAAATCGCAAATTTTGACTCCATTAGCGTATGCATTATTAAAACATCGCAATCCAAATATCACAGCAGAACAGATGACAAATGATATATACAACAGATCTGCCGAATGTGAATTTTGGGATCGTTATTACGGACAACGTGTTGTTGTATGTGATGATGCTTTCCAATTGAGAGATACAGTTTCATGTGCCAATCCTGAATTGATGGAAGCTATTAGAATCAATAATACTGCGGCAGCACAAGTACATTGTGCAGATTTGAGTGATAAAGGACGTTTCTTCACATCAGAAATAGTTATTTACACATCAAATATCACGCATGATTTTAAGAGCATTATCAATAGTATGAATTGTCCAGAAGCGGCTGTACGTAGGTTGGATATGAATTGTTTTAGAGTGCAGACGAAGAAGGAGTTCAGAATGTCGAAATCATATAATGGAACTACAATTGAAAGGTTGAATGTTAACATATTAGGATACAATCCAGAGCGTTGTGAGCAAAATTGTATGAAATGTGAGGACAAAACAAAATGTGTACATTTTTGTTCACAATGTAAGGCTGTTTGGCAAGAATCGCAGGCTACTGAAGATAAAATGACAGCAGTAGTATTTTGTCCACACCATTATGAATTTCAGGAATATAGCTTGTTCAATGATCAAGATATAGGAGCACCATTGGATACAACATCTTTTATAAAACGATTGTTGGAATATGACATTGTAAATGACAGATCTGAAGAACTCCTACAAGAACAATTTAAATATTTATCTAAGAATCCAATGAGATGTTTTCAAACTGATAAATATCAGGATTGTCAATCTACTATAACGATGGATTTTAATACAACAGAAAATTCTCGTGTAGGAGTCGTTGATCTACGAAATCCTTTAGATTGCTTGGCATATAAAGTTATGGAGAAATTCATTGCGTGGTACGAAACAAATAGAGCACAGGTGTGTGAGCAAAATGGTGTGAATATTCAGGAGGATTTTCTTGCAGAAATGACATCACACAAATTGATTTTTGGAATTTATCAACGTGCTCGAGACTTTGGAATTGTTGGGCAAGAAACTATGGATACAACGCTATTTGATACATTGGATACTTATGGTATAGATTACAACTTCGAAGATGCTTTTTACCAACGTGTGACAGATACTCCATGGAAGAGAGTTAAAACATCTTTCAATGAATATTTGGCGCGGTGTCGAACAACAATTAAATGTATTTGGGATAATTTGAATTTAGATGCGACGTTTATATTAATACAACTTGCATTAGCAATGATGTTAATGGTTTGTACAACATATAAAGTGTTATTTCCATCGAAATGCTCATCATGCTCAGGAAGTCTAAATGATGACCATGATGAGTGTAATTCGATGGATTTTGAGAGTACCTCGTCAGGTGACGTAAACGTTAAAGTTCCGAAAACAATTAAACTTGAGACACAATCTTCAGGTAATCCTAATATTAAAGTACCAAAGGTGACTAAACTTGAAACACAATCGTCTGGGGAAGTGAAGACTAAAACATCAAAGAGTGTTAAATTAGAAACATCATCTTCTGGAGAGCCAAACACCCGAACTCAAAAAAACGTAAAATTAGAAACATCCTTAAGATTTGAAACTGATTTTCCAATGGGAATGCAAGCCATTGTTGATATATTAGATTCTTGTGATGAAGGTGAGATTCTCCAGGAAGAATATGATCATATAATGCAACTTCATGAGTATGATGATCAGTATAAATCTAGAGAATTTCAGGGTAGTATAGATCCATCTGCACAATCGGTTCTGACTTCAGTTTTTGCCAATAATGCGTATTTGATGCACACTAAGCGGGTAGTTGATGGTGAAGAAAGATATTTTGGTTTTGGAACAGCATTAGCTGTAAGAGGATCTACATTTTTGTTTCCATATCATTTTGTAGCTTACATTCGCGATATTTTAAAACTTTCCGATGATCATTTGATAAATTTATCATCTGTGCATGAATCAAATTCAGTAACTTTTACGGTCGGATATGTCCTCAAAAATTATATAAGGTTGAAGAAAGGTACTTGGGAAGCGGATGCTGTAATATTACCCTTGGATCCTGTTATTAATAAAACTCGAGTCTCATGCAAAGACATTGTCAAACATTTCATGACAATTGAGGATCAAGCTAAGATGACACCTAATGATAAATATCATGCAAAATTGTTGGTCATGAATAGTATTGCTTTGAAGAAAGAACGTTATTTGGTACCAATTCAAATACCAATAACTGATGCAACACCTTATTTAGATGAAATGAATCCACAATATTGTTTCGAGGAACCAATTCCTTCTGATTTACCAAAACGTGAAATTTTAAAATTTAGACAATTTTGGACTTATCTGGCGGGTACTGAAAACGCATATTGTGGAGCTCCTCTTATTATATTTAATTCTGGAGTGGCGAAGAAGATAGCTGGAATTCATTGCATGGGCAATGCCGCTATGAAAGGTTGGTCTTGTGTCGTAACACAAAATATGTTGTTGGAAGGTTTGTCTCAAGTTAGTCAGCGATACCAATGTCAGTTGGAATTGCCTGATTTGGTAGAAAGAGATGAGCGTTCTGACGTGCCTCTAAATGCTAATCTACATGTTTTCGGAGATCTGAGTGAGGGAATTTCCTCAGGTGGTAATACTAAGATAATAGAATCTGTTTTGCATGATGTTTACAAAGAACACACTACAATACCAACTCAAATGAAACCAATGAATGGAGTGAATCCAATGGAAAATGGATTGCGTAAATTTGGAAAGAAAACACCATATGTAAACCCAAAATTGGTAAACACTTGTGTTTTTGATGTATTCGAAAATTTCAAAGCAGATGGAGAGCAAAGTGAACGTTACAAGCGTGTTCTGACCAATGAAGAAAGTGTGATTGGAGTTGATGGAGAGCAGTTTCTCGCTCCAATCAATCGCAAAACATCGTTAGGGTTTCCATACAATGTGATGTGGAAAGGTTCTGAAGGGAAAAAGAATGCTTTCGGTTTTGATGATTATACTTTGGATACGGCTCAAGCTCGGAAAATTTTTTCAGATGTTGATCAATTAATTGATAATTGTCGTAAAGGTATTCAATCAGATGTGTATTGGACTGATACTCTAAAAGATGAAAGAAGACCTATAGCTAAAGTGTTGGCCGGCAAAACAAGAGTATTCACTGCAGGACCAGTGCACTTGACATTAGCGGTGCGCAAGTATTTTTTGGGATTTGCAGCACATGTTATGGAAGGCAGAAACGCAAATGACGTGAGTGTTGGGACAAACGTTTTCTCAACAGATGTTGAAGAAATTGTGCGCAAGTTGTTTTCAAAAGGTCGATGGACAGATTCAGATGGGAAAAAACACTGTAATGTGATAGCAGGTGATTATGAAAATTTTGATGGATCACTCTTGTCTCAGATTTTGTGGGCTATTTTGGATGCAATCAATGAATGGTATGATGACGGAGAAGATAATGCGTCAATAAGATATGTTTTGTGGACTCATATTGTCAATGCTGTGCATTTGTGTGGTAAAACAATATGGCAAGCCAATCATTCTCAACCATCAGGCTGTCCATTGACTGCTGTTTTGAACTCAATATATGGAGCAGTTATAGTACGAATGGGATATTTAGAGTGTGCAAAGAAACAACCCAATAAAAATTTAGCTACAATGGAATGTTTTAATAAATTTGTTGCAATGGTAGCCTATGGTGACGACAATTTGATAGCAGTTTGTCAATTGATTGTAGAATGGTTTAATCAAACTACGCTAACTGAAGCTCTCTTAGTTTTTGGACACGTTTATACGGATGAGCTCAAAACAGGTCAAATAGTTGTCATTCGGGACCTTGAACAGGTTTGTTACTTGAAGCGTAAATTTAGGTTTTGTGACATTTTACAACGTCACGTGGCCCCATTGGATATGGATGTTATCCTAGAAATTCCACAGTGGACGAAGAAAGGGACACAATCTATGGATATAACAATGGCCAATGTTGATGTCGCATTGCGCGAATTATCATTACATGGACGTGAAAAATTCAATGAGTGGATGCCACAATTGAGAGCGGCTTGTATGAAGAAAAAAGTTCCATATAGGTTTGCTCAATGGGAAGATTATTATTCTAAGGTGAATGAAATCGAACCAGAATACGAATCTTCAGCGAATTGTGAGCAGGATTGGGTTCTACAAACTGCATGCCGTAATAAAAATTCTCAACAATTTGATATGTTTTTAGCTAAACGAGTTGGCAGTGCGGAACAGATACAATTTATAAAGAATAATATCAAAAAATGTAATCTTGGTTCGTTTTTCTTCCACAAGAGATCAAAAACAATATTTTTGATTTCCAAAAATGATCCAGATGATGTTTTTCGATCAGCAATGAACATGGTAAACTCTTTTTTGAAGATTGATGCATGGTGTAAGGGAAATTTGATTTCAAATATATGTATCAACATGAACTCTTGTGATTTTGGTAATCAAATGATAAAAGCAGTTCCAAATATTTTGATTCCAGTTGCACGTGCTTATTTTCCCTCGGTACGTGTACATTTGCACATGTAAATGTGATCTTTTAACAGAACATAAATTTCCTAAGTCAAAGTTTCGTTAAATTGCTATTTACATAGGGGCCGCTATTTTTATAGTTACTTCCAGGATGGCCCGAGGCAGCCCCTCATTATCCAGGAACCTTAGGTGCGAAAATATAGATTAGGTAGTCATATTTTCTAAGTTATTTACCTGCTTCTAATAATAAACCTACAATCGACGAAGTTTGTGATATCGAGCACGAACAAGTCCAAATTATGTCTCTCGATACTCAAGGTATGGTGGCTACTAATACAGCAGCTTACAATGCCACATCTACATCTCAAATGCTTAAAATGGCTACTGTGTCTGAACCCAATACTCATACTATTCCGGATTTCTTGGAGAGAATGTATAAAATTGATTCATTATCATGGAATTTGACTGATGGTAGAGGTAAGATTTTGAAAAATTATCGTTTCCCTGAAGAACTGTTGAAACAACCTGCGATTCTTGCCAAGGTCCGTAATTTTAGAGGACTGCATGCCGGTGTTCGTTTTATTGTATGGGTTGCTGCGCAACCTACGCAACAAGGTATGTTACAAATTTCTTATTTACCAAATGCTAAATATAATGAATACAAAAGTGCCATCTATGGAGCTTCTTATCCATTCACTCCTCAGACATTAGCCAAAGATCTTTCAGGTTTTGTTTCACGATCTGCATCAGCAGCCACTTCGTACATTAATTTATGTAATCAAAGATTGTCTGATACTAAGGTTTCATTCCAAAATCCATTTGTATATTACGATTTGTTAACAAATCAAGGTACTATAGGCGATTTTCAAATTTCAGTAGCTTCTCCTTTGAAAGATATCACTGCAACAGGAGTTGTATCAATTAGTGTGTTTGCTGATTTTATTGATATTGATTTGGAATTTCCTACAGGTTTACCTCCCGTTGTTTCAGATGCATTCTCTGATACTCACACAGCGTTTCAAAATTTGTCTCTTTATCGAACAACGTCTAATTTGAATGCACTTAAGTCAGCGGTTGACGCATTAGCTCGTTCAGAACAAAGATCTTTTCAAATTGGTAATGATACTACTGTAATGTCTGCGAAATTGAAATCTTTGCCTGGTATGGCAACTGCAGATTCTTCAAATATGACTCATGTTATGGGTATTCATTCCGATAATACATTGGCGCCCACAAATGCGGGTGGCACTGGAGTACCGGAAATGAATATAACTAACATTGCTTCTGTTCCATGTTATTTTAAAACTTTTGAACAATCAACATCTCAAGCCCCAATTACTGATGGTAAACCTACTAATTTGTGGTATTCCAAAGTTACACCATTATTGGAAACTGACATTCCTGATGTTGACGGTGCAAAATCTGTAGATTATTTATTTTATTTGTCTTCTTTATTTACTATCTGGCGTGGTTCTATTCATTGGAATTTTGAAGTGATTAAAACTCTATTTCATTCTACAACGATTCGGGTGTGGTTTTGTCCGGGAGCAACTTCTATAGAAAATGTTGATAGAAGTTCTTGTATTAATAAAGTTGTTACTTTGGACAAAACAACTACAAATTTTACTTTCACAACTAATTTTATCAACCCATTTCCCTTTTTAAAGGTGGATGGTCCTAGTAACTCAGTGGGAATTATTGGTATTGACATAATTAATAGATTGATTTCCACAGATGCTCTTGTTTCTAAAACAATTGAATTTTTTGTGACTCGTAAGGGAGGTAGTGATATGCAATTTAACTTGCCCAGATCCTTGAGATATTTTCCTTATTCTCCAACTGTAATTCAGTCTAAAGAACAACAGTTTAAAAAACAACAGTCAACAAATTGTGTAGATGAAGACAAGGTGATTGAAGTTGTGCCTCTTCCTAGGTCATTTCAATCGGGTCCTTTAGATCAGGACTATCAGAGACGCAGAGGTGAAGACGACGTTTATATGCGACCTAATCGAGTGTTAGCGGCGTCATCATTAACTACCGGTAATTCGATATCAAATATCCGAGAACTTATTGCTAGGTCTAACTTAATAGGAAATGTCGAAATAATTCCCGATCCTCCAGATCCACCAGTTCCAACTTTTCAATTTCAAGATTTTTCTATGAATGCACCTGGTAATATTGCTGGATCAGGTCTTCTTCAAAATGTCACGCATAATGCATTGGGGACAGCTATTCCTGCGGGTTTAGTTACCACTATTGCACCTTTGGCTGTGGTTCGTTCTTCGACTGTATCCCCCTTGATGCCTACAAATTTAATTTATATTCCAAAGGGTGAATTTGTAACTGTATCATTTGGTACATTTAATGCTGGAGGCACTATTTATCCGACATGTCAAATTGCTTACAAAGGTGACAATTATGATGTGGCGTGGCTAGGGCCTCCGCCCAATCCACCAATGGGTACACGTCTTCTTCGAAGGTGGTGGAATGCCAACAGTACCACCTTTGTATACATTCCCCCAGTTTCTGTAGTACCCCCGGTTGCTGAGGAAAAGAAAATTTTAATTCATATACAACCACATATGTTCACAACAGTTGCGAAGGATTCTGCAGGTACGTTGCGTCAATCTTCCTTAGATAATTTGTCATATTTTGCTTCCATTTATGCTTTTGCACGTGGAGGCGTAGATATTAAAATTCTTTCTGAAGGATCTTATGAAGTTGCAGTTGATCCTTCCTATTCAGTGAATACTCCAAGTACAGAAGTTTTTGAACCAGTTGACACTAGTACAACAACAGTAACAGAACTCGATTTATTGAAGTTGAATAATTTGATGACTCAAGCTATCAATACATCAGTCGAAGGATTCGGTGAAGTGTCTATTCCATTTTATTCGAATTCGTATGTCCAATCAGTGAGTCCTTCAATTGCCACTCTTCCTGGCAAGGCTAGCGCTGATTTTCAACTTCCTCTAACACAATTATTAATCTTACCGTTTAACGCTTCAAATTTTAAAATTTATCGATCAGTTAATCCCGATTATGAATTGTCTTATTTAACAGGACCCCCTCTGTTATATCCCCTTTATTAATATCTAAAATCATTTTACAATGCTCCACGGTATATTCATAAAAATTTTCAATATTTTTAACGTTTTTGTTGAACTAAATTTTTGTGTAATTTAATAAAGTTTCTTTTCTAAAACGTAGCTTAAAATTTAACAGCTTTGCTGCTTTTCCATTTAATCTGGAAAGGGCCATCTATTTTGTTTTTTTAAATATCTATTTAATAATCGTGACCCTTTCGGGGAACAGGTTTTTTGTGTATTTTTCCTGTGTATCACGGCAAATACTCACATTTTTGGTGGAGCATAAAGTTGATTTTCCCAA